TGGGCGCTCGCATGTGCGGAGGGTTCAGACCTCCCGCGTACCCGCTCCATGAGATACCACGCTCGCCGCGCAATGCGGCTGAGTCCCCCAACGCGGCGCAACGCTGCCGAGGAGTTGATGACCGTGACCCGAGGTGGAGCACGCAACCGCTCCGGTCCTCCGGCTGACCCGAACTCTGGGCGCTCGGATGCCCGCGGCTACTCCCTGACCGCGCTGCCCGCTGAGGGCTTCGACGGTCCGATCCCCGACTTCCCACTCCCCGAGCCGTCTGACCGCGAGCTCGAGGTGTGGGATGAAGCATGGCGCACCCCGCAGGCTTGCGCGTGGTCGCTGCCTTCGGAGGCATGGCGCATCCGTTCGGTCGCGCTGTGGGTCCGCACCTCGGTTCGCTGCGAGGCGCCCGATGCCGGCGCCGCACTCCTGGGCCAGCTGCACCGCTTCGCCGACCAGATCGGCATGACCACTGCGGGCCTGGCCGAGATGGGCTGGAAGGTCGCTGTCGACGAGACCGCGACCAAGCGCACCGAGAAGACGGCCGCCGCGCCGAAGCGCTCCTCGGCCCGCGACCGAATGAGGGTCGTTTCCGGTGGCAACGGCGGCGCCTGATTACGTCGTCGACTTCCCCACCCTCGGCTTTCTCGCCGCCGACTGGATCGAAGCGCACTGCAACGTCCCCTCGGGCCACGACCTCGGCAACCCGCTAGTCCACGACGGCTGGCAGCTCTGGTGCACGGTCAACCACTACCGCATCAAGGTCGGGATCGAGTTCAACCCGGCTCGCCCGCTGCTCGCCGGCGCGTTCCACTACCGGCGCTCGGTCGTGGTCGGCCCACAGAAGGCCGGCAAGTCGCCGTGGGGCGCCTCGCTGATGCTGTTCGAGGGTGTCGGCCCGTGCGTGTTCGCCGGCTGGGCTCAGGGTGGCGAGGTCTACGACTGCCGCGAGCATGGCTGCGACTGTGGCTTCGTCTACGCCTACGAGCCCGGCGAGCCGATGGGGATGCCGCGCAAGAAGTCGCTGATTCAGCTGCTCGCGACTGCGGAGACGCAGACTGCGAACGTCTACGAGCCGATGCAGACGATGATCCGCACCGGCCCGCTCGACTCGTTCATCAAGGTCCGCGAGGGCTTCATCCGCCTCCCGAACAACGGCAAGATCGAGCCCGTCAGCGCTGCAGCGCGCTCCAAGCTGGGTAACCCGATCAACGCCGCGCTCGGAGATGAGTCGGGGATCTACACCGCGACGAACAAGCTCCTGGCGACGTGGCAGACGATGCGACGTGGCCTGGCCGGCATGGGTGGCCGGTCGCTCGAGATCACGAACCCGTGGGATCCGATGGAGTCGTCGGCCGCTCAGCAGGCGTTCGAGTCCCGGCGTCCTGACATCTTCCGCCACCACCGCAAGCCGCCGGCGAACCTGTCGTACGGCAACGCGCGCGAGCGTCACAAGATCCACGTCTACGTCTACGCCGACGCCCCCTGGGTGCAGGTCGACGACGTCGATGCGGAGGCCGCAGAGCTCGTCGAGACCGACCCGACGCAGGCTGAGCGCTTCTTCGGCAACCGGCTCGTCCAGGGCCTCGGCGCGTTCCTGACCGAGGCGCTCTGGAAGTCGACCACCGACCCGCGCGAGGTTGAGCGCGACGAGCCCGTCTCGGTCGGCTTCGACGGCTCGTCGTCGCAGGACTGGACGGCGCTGCGGGTCGAGACTCGCGACGGCTACCGCTTCACGCCGACGTACGGCCCCGACGATCGCCCGACGTTCTGGAACCCCGCTCAGTGGGGTGGCCGGATCCCGCGCGAGGAGGTCAAGGCCGCGGTCGACGAGCTGTTCGAGCGCTACAACGTGGCCCGCATGTACGTGGACCCGCGCCACTGGGAGACCCAAGCCGACGCCTGGGCCGCCGAACATGGCGAGGACCGCGTGATCATGTGGCCGACCAACAAGGTCGAGCGAATGCACGGCGCCCTGGTCCGCTTCCTCGAGGACACCGCTGAGGGGCTGACGTCGCACGACGGCGACGAGACGGCGACGCTGCACGCGCTCGCCGCACGGAAGCTCGCCAAGCCGGGCGACCGCTTCATCCTCGGCAAGCCGTCCGAGAACCAGAAAATCGACATCCTCATGGCCGACGTGCTTGCGCACGAGGCCGCCGCTGACCAGCGCGCGGCCGGATGGGTCACCGAAAAGACACCGAGCCGCGTAGTCATCTTCCGTTAGGGGGACGCCTCATGCCACTGTCCTCCGACGAGCTTGCAACCTTCGATCGCCTGTCGACCGAGCTGGGCGCCGGCCAGCACATCTTCGACCTCGCGGACGCCTACTACGACGGCGTACAGCGCCTCGAGCAGCTGGGCATGGCGATCCCGCCGGAGCTCCAGCGCTTCACGGTCATCGTCAACTGGCCGCGCATCGCCGTGGACGCCGTCGAGGAGCGTCTCGACGTCAAGGGCTTCCGCGTGCCGGACCAGCCGACAGCCGACGCCGACCTGTGGCGCGTGTGGCAGGCGAACCGGATGGATGAGCAGTTCGGGCTCGCCCAGCTGGACTTCCTCGTCTACGGACGCACGTATGTCGCGGTCGGAGCGAACGCTGACGACTCGGGCACGCCTGTCCTGACTGTGGAGTCGCCGCGGCACATGATCACCGAGCGCAGCCCGCTCGGCAGGGTCACAGCGGCGCTGCGCAAGTACGGCGAGGTCAACGGCGTCGCGACGAGGGCGACCCTCTACCTGCCGAACGAGACGATCTTTCTCAACGGGAACGGCTCGCAGTGGGACGAGATCGAGCGCGACGTGCATGGGCTCGGTGTGGTCCCCGTGGTGCCGATCTTCAACCGTCGGCGCACGACGATCCCCTCGCACCGGACGCTCCAGGGCGTCTCGGAGATGGAGGACGTCATCTCCGTCACAGACTCGGCCGCCCGGTCGCTCACGAATGCCCAGGTCGCGCAGGAGACGCACGCTGTCCCCGCGCGCGGCGTCCTCGGTGCCACCAAGGGCGATTTCGTCGACCAGGACGGCAACCCCCTCCCGCAGTGGGAGGCGTACTTCGGCTCGGTGTGGGCCTTGGAGAACCCGGACGCCAAGACGTTCCAGTTCGACTCCTCGGACATGCAGAACTTCGAGCGCATGGTCGAGCTGTACGCCCGTCAGGCGTCCGCGCTCGCCGGCGCCCCCGCTTCCTACTTCGGCCTCGCCGCCGACGACGCTGCCTCTGCTGACGCGATCCGTTCGCGTGAGACGCGCCTGGTCCGTCGGGCCGAGCGCAAGCAGATCGGCCTCGGCAACGGCGCTGAGGACGTCATGCGCATCTCGGAGAGGATCCGCACCGGCTCGTGGTCGAAGAAGCTCGTCGGCCTCGAGACCCTCTGGTACGACGCGGCCACCCCGACCGTCGCGCAGCGCGCGGACGCGGTCGTGAAGATGTACACCGCGACCGACCCGAGCGGCCTCCCGCTGCTGCCCGCAGAGATGGCCTACGAGGATCTCGGCTGGTCGCCGGCACGCATCGAGCGCGCACTCAAGCTCCGCGAGAAGGAGCGCGTGCGCGATCCGTACCTCGAGGCCCAGGCCGGGAAGCTGAACGATGACAGCCCAGACGCTCCCGAGCAGCGCTGAGGCGTACGACCGTCGTCAGCGCCGGGAGATCGTCGCTGCCCTCGCTGCCCTGCGGCGTCAGTGGCGACGGATGGGCCCCGACTTCGACACCTCCTGGTCGATCGTCTCTCCCACGCTCCTCGCGATCGTCACGACGGCGCAACGCCGCCTGGTCGCCGAGGTCGAGCCGTACATGGAGGCAGTGCTCGAGGAGACCGCGCAACGAGCCGCGATCACCCCGTACGCCGCAGCCACCACGGCCCCGCTGATCAACGTCGCAGGTGACGGTCGCGAGTTGGACACGCTGCTCTACGGCGCCGTCACCCACGCCAAGACCAGGATCGACGCGGGCGCCACCGTACGCCAGGCGCTGCACGGCAAGGGCGGCGCCGGCCAGTGGCTCACCCTGGCCTCTGGTACCGCGCTGTCGGACACATCGCGGCAGGCTGAGGCGCTGCACATCGGCGTACGGCCCGTCGGTGGCTACGT